GTCTGATTTTGTGATCCTGATTTCTCGGGCTCAACCACCTCTTCAGCTTGAAATGGTAATAAAGAATATTCCGACATCAATGGGATCGGCGGTACCCCCCCAATTATGCCTGAGGAAAGCATCATAATAAATGTTAGTTTGCTGGATTGTTCATTTATAGTGCTATAACAGTAAAATCCATCCTGTTGAACACTTTGGCTGAAGATGGGTACCAACTTGAACCCTTCCCTAAATAGGGACTTTGAGGAACGCTCTAGTGAGTTTAAGATTGCGTCCACGCTATATGTCACCTTAGCCTGAGGTTCCATATCAGTAACTACGCAATCCTTGGACGTTTTGGTTACGACGTCATCCAACACGCCGTGTGGTGTCCATCCAGAGTACCCCAAATTGACACCCTTGGAATTTTTCTTCCATTCTGACACATAATAATCATAGGATAAATCTATGATCTCCATCTTGATATAAGCGGCATTAACTGCACTACTTATCATTCGCCTCAATTTAAATTGCATCTCAGAGTATTTGCTTCTGGGATACTTCGCGTACTGCCGAAGAGCATTACATACACCAACATATGCGTGCTCATCAGCCCCCATCGGTGATTTACTGTCTCTATAGAACATTGCTTTGAAGATTGATTGCTCTTCAATAGGGCAGACCATGCAGCCATATTCTTCAGATCTCACAAACCTTCGCTTAACAAATGTAATATCATTAACAGACATATAGGGATTCGTGGGAACTTCCTTACTATCAGTAGTGTAATCTATCCCACGTTCTTTAAATAAATTGTGTAATGTGATCATATTGAATTCTTGAGCATCCGGATGAACACAGAAAATATTGTCATCGCCCATAGTTGCCAATTTCACATAATCTGAGAACTTCCTATCTGGGTATACTTGCTTAAAAACACATCGAAACAAGATAGAATTCTTCATGCAGTTGATAAGCAAAGTCAAAGGAACTCCTGAGCATGTCACTCCAGGCATAATAACAATAGTTGTCCAATAATGGATAAGTGGGTAAATTAAATCTGAAAAAGCTACTTGCATCATCTTAATATGATCGGGAGTTGCTCCAGCATCCATCGCTATCTCCGTCACAACCATTGAGACACCCCATAG